TACTTGCGCTTATTTTTTTATATCTTATTTTATGTTTAAATATTTTATAACTAACACACTAGATCTCTCTGACTACGAGATAGGATTTATCTCAACAGTCTTTGGAGCTATGTCAAGTAAAGTGAACACAATAATTGACTTCTTCTTTGGAGGGTCTTCTAAAAAATAAAAAAATGTCTACACTTAAAGGTAAATCATTATCTTCAACATATCAGAACTTATTAAAAACAGCTTCTGAAATAAAAAACACTAGTTTAAAGGATGTAGAGACTGGTTCTGGTAATGCTACAGCAATGAAGTTATCTACTGATAAGGCTGAGTTTACAAAAGTTGGTATTGGTACTGCAGGATCCACTCCTGACGGTTTACTTCACGTTGTTGGAGTTAGTGCAGGTTCTGTTACGTCAAGCCTTTCAGCTAACCAACTAACTTTAGAGAACTCAAGCGACTCTGGTTTAACAATACTTTCTGGGGCTTCTTCATCTGGTAATATATTTTTTGGAGATGTTAATAGCAACTCTTCAGGTCAAATATTTTACGACCATAGTAGTGATTACTTAGGCATATCTACAGGTGGTTCTGAAAAGTTTAGAATTGATAGTAATGGTAACTTAAATGTTTCTGGTACTATATCTCAGTCTGATGATCGATTTGAACTTAAAGAAAGTTTTGAAAAAGTTCCAAGCTTACAAACTGCTATTGTAACGCAAGCTACTAATGCAACTACTGCTGTAACACTAGATGCTAAGTATGGTATTATAACTATGCAGTCTCATGATTTAGCTGCTACAGATACGGTAGAATTTACATTTAATAATAATCACATATTTGGATTATCATCTCACGTTCATGTTCAATTGCAAGATGGAGGAACTATAGCTGATAATGCTATGGTTAACATTATGGTTCATGACGTAGCTGATGGTAGTTGCAAAATTAGAGTAGGTACTAATGGGACTGATATTGCTGCACAAGCATTTAAGTTGTCTTTTATTGTAGACCCATATGTAACCCCTAATCAAAACTTTGTTTTAAGTGGTGTTGAATCAGGAGGTTCTCAAGTATCTGGAAGCACTGGTAGGAGTAGTACTTTTGCTGGTATTAAATTAATTACTGGAACTACTAATGATGATAGGACAGTAATAAGCCCTAGAAGAGGAAATACAGAGCTTAACGCAGGTATTAATTCTTCAGCTTTTGCTTCAGTATTGTTTGGTACTGAAAATAAAATAGAGTATTCTGCAGCAATATCAACTTCTGGTAGTATAGCTGATGCTTCTTTTTGGTCTGGATTAAAGCTTACTGAAACAGGTGTATACGCTACAGATGCTAATCAAGCTTATTTTTTATACTCTGCAGCTGATGATCAAGGAGCGTTAACTACAAATGGTAATTTACATTTTGTTTACAGTATAGCTAACGTAGATTACGTTACTAACCTTGGTATAGTTGTAGAAGCAAATACAGTTTACAGAATTAAAATAGTATTTGACGAAAATAGACAAATATCTATATCGGTTAACAATATAAAGTACGGTTTAACAACTACACCTACCAGCACAACTGCAGGTGGGTTAACTCAGTCTGTAGCTACAACTAAATCTTTAGCTATGACAAACGATATAGACCTACTTCCCTTTACAGGTATTCAAACACTTACAACGTCAAGTAAGGGAATGCAGATTGGATATATTAAATTATCAAGAGATTTATACGAGTAAAAACTAAATTAAATTAAAATGGATTCAATTAACCCTATTATTAGAAAGATTACAATAGGGGACTTAAAGCAAGGATTGACTTACCAGGTAGGTCAAAGAATGTTAGGAGGTTCCTTAAAAATTACAGCCATCATACAAGACGAGGCAGCTTGGTATAAGCACCAGCAAGTAGTGTATGATGTGTACATAAAAAAAGAAGAAGAGGAATTTTCTAGACCTTGGAAAAGGTTTTTCTCTCAGCCAACAGCTATAGAATACAACACAGATGTCCTAGATGACTACGAAGTAAAGTAAAATTAAAAAACAAAAGATGAAGCCAATTAAAGATCTCTACTGGATAGAAGTAGAAAAAGAAACAGAAGACACTATAATGCTTAATGGAGAAGAATTGTATAGAGATACCTCTTACGATCCTATGAAGTTAGCTAGGCAGTATGGTACTATATATAAAACACCAATACAGGATACTAAAGATGTGGGTATACAGGAAGGGGATAAAGTTTGGTTTCACCACTTTATTGCAACACCAGTAAACCATGTTAAACACGCAGACAGGGAAAATATATACCAAGCTTTCGCAGAGCAGATATACCTTATTAAAAGAGGTGAGGAGTATATACCAATAGGTGTCTGGAACTTTATGGAGCAAGAGATGCTTGAGCCAGAAGAAACAAGTTCAGGTATTATTGTAGAGTCTCAAAGCAAAGAGAACGAGCTTCATGGTAAGGCAGTCTTTATAAATGACTGGATGAAGGATCAAGGAGTTGAAGAAGGAGATAGAGTGATGTGGAGCGAGAACTCTGAGTACGATATGGATATAGATGGTGTTAAGCTTCTTAGGATGCGTAATTTTGATGTATTAGCTGTATATGGAGACTAGCGGTAAGAATTATGCTTTAGACACCTTAGAGAGGCTTATAGAGGCTAGTAAGGGAGCTATAGATCTTTTAATAGAGGAGATTAGCAAACCATTACTAGAGGAAGATGACGCAAAGAGAAGGCAAGCTATAAAAGCAAAGAGAGAATGTTTTGAAGACTGTCAAGAAATTCTTTTAGGGATTAAAAACCTAGAAGATAGAATTAAGGACGGTTCTTCATTAATAGAAGATAAGAAAGATTTTAAAGGTTCTTTTGCAGAGAAGTATGCAAGAAAATAACACGATATATTTAAGCGAAGAAAGTCATGGCGAGGTAATGGAGTTTGACAATTTAAAGATTGTCTTACCTAAAAGACCTAGGTATAATAAAGATATACTTTACCACGACCTACCCAAAGCAAAGCAGAAGTGGACTAGACTTCAACCACCAAAGGCTTTAACAAGGGAGAACGCTTCTGACTTTGTAGATTACATAGAGGAAGAGTTTAGACGTAGAATGGAGGGGTTATGGTTTTATAACAACGGAGTTCCTACGTATATTACTGGGTCACATTATATGTTCATCCAGTGGAGTAAGATTGATGTAGGGTATCCTGATTACAGAGATGCCAACAGAACGTTCTTTATTTTTTGGGAAGCGTGTAAATTAGATAAGAACTCTTACGGAATGTGTTTTCTTAAGAACAGACGTAGTGGTTTTTCTTATATGGCTAGTAGTGAAACAGTCAACCTATCTACCATGACTTACGAGAGTAGGTTTGGTATATTATCAAAGACTGGTGCAGATGCTAAGACTATGTTTACTGACAAGGTAGTACGTATATATCGTAACTACCCTTTCTTTTTTCAACCTATACAAGATGGTTCTAGTAACCCTCGTGTAGAGCTTGCGTTTAGAGAGCCTGCTAAGAAGATAACAAAGAATCAGAAGCACATAGAGGACTCTGAAGCTTTAAATTCTAGTATTGACTGGAAGAACACTGGTGATAACAGTTACGATGGGGAGAAGTTAAAACTTCTAGTTCATGACGAGGCTGCTAAGTGGATTGGTCAAAACTCTATAAAGAAGAACTGGGGTGTTACTCAGACTTGTTTATTGTTAGGTAGAAAAATTGTAGGTAAGTGTATGATGGGGTCTACTGCTAACAAGTTGCAGGATGGTGGCTCAGAGTATAAGGATATATTCTACGACTCTAACTCTGGAGACAAAGATTTAAACGGTAGAACTAAAAGCGGTTTATATCAGTTATTCATACCAGCTCAGGATAACCTTGAAGGTTTTATAGATGAGTATGGTTATAGTATAGTTGAAACTCCCGACAAGCCAGTAATGGGTGTTGACGAGATGATGATTGATGTAGGTGCTAAGGATTATATACAGAATAGAAGAGACGCATTAAAGAATGATACTGTAGCTTTATCGGAATTTAAGAGACAATTTCCGTTTACTATAGAAGAAGCCTTTAGAAATGACACTCAAAGTTGTATCTTTGACGTTGAAAGAATCTATCAACAGATGGATTACAACGAGGTTAATAGTATTACAACTACAAGAGGAGAGTTTATATGGAAAGGTGGAGTAAGAGATGCTGAAGTTATTTGGGTTCCTCACGCAAAAGGAAAGTGGGAGATTAGTTGGGTTCCAGAGACTCAAGATCAGAACGTTATTGGAAGTAGATTCAATAAGAAGTTCCCAGGAAGATCGGATAGCTTGGTGGCAGGTTGTGACCCTTATGACCACGACACAACCACAGATGGTAGGAGATCTGACGCTGCTGCTCATGTATTTCACAAGTTTAGTATGTCAAGTGATGCGTCTATGCAGTTTGTGTGCGAGTATATTAATAGACCTCCTAAGTCGGAGATTTTTTACGAGGACATGATTAAAATGTGTGTATTCTATGGTTGTCAAATACTAGTTGAGAATAACAAGGTAGGTATATTAAAGTACTTTGAGAACAGAGGTTACTACGAGTACTTAATGGATAGACCAGAAATGACTCATACTGAGTGGAGTAGAGGAAAGCAAAAGACAAAGGGTATACCTGGATCTGGAGCTGCTGTAATAAATGCGCAAGCAGAAGCTATAGCTACTTATATATATGACCACGTAGGTATGAATACTGCAACAGGAGAAATGGGTAGGTGTTATTTTAACGTCTTACTTGATGACTGGAGTAGATTTGAAATAGATAATAGAACAAAATACGATGCTAGTATTTCTTCATCATTAGCTTTACTAGCTTCTCAGAAATATATTAAACCAAAAAAGGAATTAAAAGTTTCATCTCCCTTAGTGAAGAGATACACTAATAAAGGGATGTCTAGTAAAAAAATAAGATAGCTATGCTTAACAAGAAACAAGAGTCAAACGGTTACCCTTCTCCTTTATCTTCAAACGAAGAAAAGGCATCATTAAGTTATGGGTTGCAGTACTTTAAAACTATGTATTACGAGTGGCACAATAACAGTGATATATACTTTAGAGACAAGAAACTAAGGTACTCTAGGAACAGGAGCTACGCTGAGGGAAATCAAGACGTTGGAAAGTACAAGGATTTGTTAGATGTTGGGGGAGATACTTCTTACTTAAATATTGACTGGACCCCTGTATCTGTTATACCTAAATTTGTTGACGTTATCGTTAACGGTATGGTTAATCAAGAGTACGACATAAAGGCTGAGTCTATAGATCCTGTTGCTGCAAACAAAAGGTTAGAGAAAAAGAAAAAGATGTATGGCGAGATGCTTACTAAAAGTTTTTTAACTAATCTTGAAGATGAGACTGGTATACCATTAACCCCTGATGGGTTTGTTGCTGATAGCTCTGAAGAAATTGAAATGTTTATGGCTCTTAACTATAAGCAGAATGTAGAGATTGCTTTGGAGAAGGCTATAGAGTACACGTTAGATATAAACGATTACTCTGAAGTAAAAAGATACATGATTCGTGATCTTGTTGTGCTAGGTTTATGTGCAGCTAAAACTGACCTATCACCTGTAAGTGGTCTTAGTATTCGCTACGTAGACCCTTCTAACCTTATAACATCTTTCTCTGCTTCTTCTGACTTTAAAAACATCAAGCATGCTGGAGAGGTTTACTCTATGACTATAGCTGATTTAAAGCAGCAAGCAGGTAATGAGTTTAGTGAGGAGGATTATATTAAGATAGCTAATGAGTATGCTGGGAAAAACAACAACCCTACATACTTTGATACTTCTTCTAACTACGAGAATGGTGATAATACTTACGAGTATGATAAGTTTAGTATAAACATATTAGATGCTGAGTTTATTACGAGTCACGAACTTAAATACGAAAAGAAAGATAATAAAAGTGGTGGTTACTCTGTAAATAAAAAGCCATCTAACTATAAGCAACCTAAAAACTCTAAGACTAATAGAAAGGCTATTGGGTCTACAGTTAAGGTTGTATATACAGGTAAATACATTGTAGGTTCTGATTACGTATTTAGTTACGGTTTAATGAAGGACATGCCTAGAAAGAAGTCTAACTTATCTGAGACTAGGTTATCGTACATTGTGTACCAACCTAATTTATACAAAATGAAGAGTCGTTCTTTAGTTGATAGAATGGTTCCATTTGCTGACCAAATACAATTAGCTCACCTTAAGATACAACACGTACTTGCCAAGGCTAGACCTAAGGGTGCTGCTTTTGAGATAGGTTCTTTAGAGAATGTATCTAAGGGAGATGGCGGTACATTTACCCCAATGGAGCTTCAAGAGATTTACGATCAAACTGGTAACATCTATTACAGACGTATAGACGATGAGGGTCAAATGACTGGATCAATGCCTATACAAGAGTTAGAGAATGGTATTGGTAGAGATTTCGGTACTCTTATAGGAGTATACAATCACAACATGCAGATGATTCGTGACGTAACAGGTGTTAACGAGGCTCGTGACGCATCTAAACCATCAAGCGAGGCTTTGGTTGGGGTTCAGAAGTTATCGCTTCTAGCATCTAATAACGCTACTAGAGATATTAATGATGCTTACCTAAATGTAACTAAGAGAGTGTCTCAAAGTATTACTGTTCGTATGCAGGACCTAATAAACTTCAAGAACCTTCATAGTATGTATGCTAATGTTATTGGAGAGACTTCTATGGAATCTATAGACATGATGAATAAGCTTTCTATTCACGAGTTTGGTATTACTCTAGAGGTAGCACCTAACGAGGAAGAGAAGCAAATTATGGAGCAAAACATTCAGGTTTCTTTATCTCAAAAAGAGTTAAGACTTGAGGATGCTATAATGATTAGATCTGTTAAAAATACTAAGATGGCTAATCAGATGCTTATCTTAAGAAGAAAGAAATACCAAGAAGAGCAACAGTCTCAAGCACAACAAGCTTCAGAGCAGAACGCTCAACTACAGCAACAGTCTGCACAACAAGCGGCACAACTTAAGCAGCAAAGCTTACAGGCGGAGATGCAAATAGAGCAAGCTCGTGTACAAGCTAAGAGTCAAGCTGATATGCAGTTAAAACAATTAGACTACCAACTTAAGGAGCAGTTTGAGCAGGCTCAACACCAAAGAAGATTAAGAGAGATAGAGCTTGGTAACTTAGGTAAAGAGGGTGCAGCTTCATTACAAGGTGGAGTACGTAAAGAGGTTCAGCAACAGTCTGCTATAAACCAATCTCAGATGATAGAACAAAGAGAAGGTAAAAGAGGACCTTTAGGTTCTGAAGATAAAGCAGAGTAAATAATTTGACTTTACAATAAAAAAGTTTATATTTGCGAAAATAAGTAATTAAATTTAAGACAATGGATATACGTGACGAGTTAGTAAAGCAGTTTGGAGGAGAGGTTGTTCAACCTCAAACTCAGGGAAATATTGTTGATTTAACTGGCGATGAAAACCAGCCAGCTGAATTAGAGCAATCTGTAACAGAGGAGAGATCTGATATTATAGACTTGACAGGTGAGAGTTCTTTAAATAATGGGGAGACCAACTTTGATGAAAATCAAACTAGTCAACAAGAAGAGAGTGAAGAATTAAGTGATGATCAAGTTGTCTTAAACTACCTTAGCGAGAAGCTTGGGCGAGACATAGAATCATTTGATGATTTTGACAACACTAGTGCAGAAACAAAAAGTAATGACTTTGCTAGCGAGCAGCTACAAGTTATTAATGATTATGTAAGAGACACTGGTCGTTCAGTTCAAGATTACCTAAACACTCAAACTGTTGATTTATCTAACGTGTCTGATGACGCTGTAATAAAGGAGTATCTACAACTAGAGAATCCAACTTTAACTGAAGCTGAGTTAAGTGATTACATTGCAGCAACATACAAAACAGATGCTGAGGAGTATAGTGCGAGAGACACCAACGCTGGTAAGGTTCAGCTTACTAAAGACGCTAGAGCTGCTAGAGATTACTTTAATCAGATAAAAGAGGATTACGCTATGCCAACTGAGGCTGGAGATCCTGGAGTATCTGATGCTGACAGAGGAGAATGGTTGTCTACAATGGAGAATGAGGTTAATGACCTTGAAGGTTTATCTTTCTCTATGAATGACCAAGGTGAAGAGTTTACTTACAATCTAGATGACGAAGCTCGTCAGGAGATTATGGGTTACAACTCAGATCTAGAAAACTTCTTTGATAAGTATGTAAACGAAAGCGGTGACTGGAACTTTGACGCTCTTAATACAGATATGTACATCATGAATAACATCGATAAGATTGTTAGAGGTGTAGCTAATCAGTACAGAAGCAAGGGGACAGAGAACGTAATTAATGAGATTAAGAACCCATCGTTTGCCCAAGATAAGCAAGCAGCACCTCAGAAACAAGAGTCAACTCTCGACATGTTAAGAAGACAAATACTTGGTTAAGAAATAAATAAATTAATTATCATTTTAAAAATATAAAAAAATGGCAAATGTAAATTTAGCTACAGGAATGACGGCAGTGCCTTCAAATGTAGCGGTTGCAACTACAAGCAATTACATTAGTTCTGTTGATCTAGTCGAAAGAATGGATGGACTAACTACTGACGCTGCTCAAGCGTTAAATAAGCGTGATGTAGACGAACAACTAGTTAAGCGATACGGTGATCAAGGTATTACTGGATTAATGGAACTAATGGGTTCTAAAAAAGAAACGCAAGCTAATGTTTTTGAGCACTATGAAGAAACTTTTCTTCATAACTCATTTACAGGTTCTTTTCATGCAAGTAATGGTACTTTAACTATTACTGCTACTGAAACAGATAACGGAGCTGATACAGGAAATACTGCGCTAAGAGAAGGTGACCTTATTTTAGGTAACTCTGGAACAATGTTCTACGTAGCTCAAGCAGTTTCTCAACCAGATGACGAAGCTATTTGTAAAGATATGAATGGGGCTTTAGCTGTATCAACTGATACTTCTTTTACTATTGTAGGTAATGCTTACGCAGAGCAAACTGATCAACCAGTTGGTCTGACTCCTCGTGTTCACCACTACCAAAACAAAACTCAAATTATTAAAGAATCGTTTATTGTTTCAGGATCTGAAGCAACTAATGCTGTTTATGTAAAAGTTGACTCTCCTGAAAGTGGCTCTGGTTACTTGTGGTACTTGAAAGGCGAAGCTGACACTCACCAACGTTTCTTAGATTACTCTGAGTTAGCAATGATCGTAGGTCAAGGTGATGATGGTACGTTACGTGATGGTGATGCAAATGACACTGGTGGTAGCTCAGTTAAAACAACTGAAGGTCTTTTACAATTTATTGAAAACAAAGGTCAATCTATGGATCTTGGTTCTTCTGCAATTACAATGGCTGATTTTGACGCTGCTGTTAAGTCTTTAGACAAGCATAGAGGGGCAAAAGAAATGGCTCTTTACGCTGGTATGAACTTATCTTTAGATATTGATGACTTATTAGCTTCTCAAGGTGCTTACGCAGCAGGTGGTGCTAACTATGGTACTTTCGCTAACAACAAAGATATGGCGTTGAACTTAGGTTTTAACTCGTTCTCTCGTGGTGGTTATACTTTCCACAAGAAAACTTACGACCTATTTAACCGTCCTGACTTGTTAGGAGCTGCTAGCTTTAACTACAACGGTTTTGGAATGTGTATCCCTATGGATTCTCAGAAAGACGCTCGTTCTGGTGAAAAGATTCCTTCGTTAAGAATGCGATACAAAGCGGCTAACGGGTACTCTCGTGAGATGGAGCACTGGTTAACTGGTGGTGCTGTTTTACAGAACAAAACTAACGGTAAAGATGAGTTGAAGTGTAACTACAGAACTGAACGTGGTTTTGAAGGATTTGCTCCTAACCGTTTCTTATTGTTCAAAAAATCATAATTATTAATATAAAAAAAACATAAGAAAATGATCGAAAAATATTTATTCGTAAGAGTTGGTGGTGCTGCCAACACAGAAGCAGATGAGGAAACAGGTTCAACTTACTATCCGTTTAGTGCGTTTAGAGGAGCTTGTTCTGGTACTGCTGCTGTAACAGGTGCTGTAGCATCTGATGATAACGCAGTTAGTTTATTCTTCACTCCTAAAGGCTGTGTAGCTGGTGGAGGTGAAGATCAAGCAAACTCAAATGACGTTGACGTTGTTGTTTTAGCTTGTGCTCAGTATGGTCAAAAAGCTGTGATAGATGAATTACTTAAACAAATGGTTCATGTTCAAGATTCTAAAAATGAAGCAATTTTGAAAATATTTGATGGGTATGCTGGAAACACTGGTAACGACTTAACTGGAGTTACAGGTGCAACTGTATTACATGCTGAAAATGCTTAATAGCTAACAACTATTAATTATATTACTGGAGGGGGCTTTGTACCCCTCCTTTTATAACTTCAAGTTAATTTTAGAAAATAATTATTATGTCACCAACAAAAAGAAAGGCTGTAACGCCTCCAAATACTACTAAGGTCGTAGCTCAAGCTCCCATAGTAGAAAAAAAATTCACCCCTCAATTTACTAACAAGCAACAAGAGTATACAGCTACTGTTTACAATTTAGTTTCTAAATCTAAACAAAGAAATGGTAGACCTCAATACCCTGTAGTTTCTTTATTAAAAGCTGAGGATATTATATTTGACCCTATAACAGGTCAGAATAGAAAAATTAGATACGTTCCTGGAGAGGCTTCTATATTTGCAGATGAGCATCCAGAAACAGCTAAGATGAGAGATCCTATTTCTTTTACAAACGGATTTTTATTTGTCCCTCACACAAACCCTACCTTAAAACTTTACCTAGATACTTGTAACGCTAATGGTAGTAATCCTCATAGGATTAAATCTAAAAACATGCTTTTTAAAGTAAAAGATGATAAGAAGACTGCACAAGACAGAATATCTAAAGTAACTGATACTATGGATGCTGTTCAAAGTGCCCTTAAAATGCCTTTAAATGAGCTTGTAGGGTACGCTAAGGTATTAGGTGTCAACACTAACAAGAGTGTAGATGAGATTCGTTGGGACATGAAAGTCCAAGCAGAGAAGAATCCTAAAGCTTTCTTAGCAGGATTAAATGACCCTCGTACAGAGATGAAGCAACTTTTACTTATGGCTGAGGAGTCAAGCATCATATCTATGACTAAGTCAGCTGTAACTTGGGTATCCTCAGGTAATACAATATGTGTCCCTGCAATTGGAGTTAAGCCTATCGAGAGAATGGTAGACTTCTGTTCTGAAGGCGAGGGAGAGCAGATATACGCAGAGATAGAGCGTAGACTGCAAGCGATTAATGGATAATGATTTAATGTAATATATTAAAGAGGGAGGCTTAGGCTTCCCTTTTTTTTTGTTATAAAGAATTATTTCGTACTTTTGCTAGGAATAAATTACAGAATAATGACAATTGATGAAATATACAAACTAGTACAAGCCTTTGCAAACAAAGAGCAAAGAGGCTTTATAACGCCAGGTGATTTTAATTTACTAGCAAAACAAGCTGATCTAGAACTATACAATAAAAGACTATCCACTATTATGGAGAAGTCTCAACCTAAGAAATCAGCAGGGTATTACGCAGAAAGTTTAACTCCTGAGTTAGCAGAGCAAGATATTGCTGCCTTCCTTAAGACTGAAGTTGTATCAACTACTGTTGATAGTTCGGTGGCTCACGTTGGTACTTCAAACTCTTTACTTACAGATTACATTGTTTCAATATCTACAGCAGACGCTGAGACTCAATCAATAACTACTAACGTACCAGTAGAGATAGTAAATAATAAAAATATAAATCAAATACTTAGGAGTAGTTTGGCAAAGCCTTCAGCTTCTTACCCTGTTGCTTTAATTGGTAACAACAACACTTCTAATAATAAAAAGTTAATTAACGTATTCCCAGACACTATTAAATCTGTAACTGTAGCTCATTACGTACATAATTACTCTCCAAAATGGAATTACGTAACTATAGCAGGTAAGCCTGTTTACGATAACGCTAATTCAACTCAGTTTAGATCATCTAATAGAACTCATGGAGAGTTAGTGGTTAAGATATTAGAATACTTAGGCGTTAGTATTAGAGAGGCAGATGTAGTGCAGTACGCACAGGCAAACGAATTAAAAGCAGATAGTTAATTATGGCAGCAGATTACACAAACATAGACGAGGTGATTAACGACTTTCAGCTGATGATGGACGACACTTCTTACGATAAAGAGGCTCAGATATACCAATTAAGATTACTTGCCTTACAAGGGCTTAGAGAGCTTTCTTTTGATACTGGTCAAGAGATTAAAACAACTACAGTAACTGTAAATAGTTCTCTTCAAGTTACTTTACCAACTGACTACTTAAAATTAATTAAGATTGGGTACAGAGGTGACGATAATGAGATTCACTCTTTAGGGGTAAACAATAAACTAGCTTTAGACAACTCTGTTGCTGCTGTAGTTAATGATGACTTTTATGACGAGAACAACCCCTACTACCACCTAGACTTAGGTAAAAAGTTTGGTATAGGTGGAGGTAAGAATGCTTTAGGGTATTATAGGCTTAATAGAAATGATGGTACTATTAATTTCTCTTCTGAGTTATTAAATAAAACTTTAGTTTTAGAGTATATATCTGATGGTGCAGAAGAAACTAATCCTAAGGTTCATAAGTTTTGTGAAGAGGCTTTACGTTCTTACATATACTACAGGTATATATTAAGAAAGCGTGGAATACCTGCTAACGAGAAGCAATCAGCAAAAAGAACCTTCTACAATGAGAAGAGACTAGCTAGGGCTAGAATGATGAGCTTCAATAAAGAGGAAGCGTTACAGACCTCAAGAAAAGCATTTAAGCAATCACCTAAGTTATAATAAGCAATGGCACAAGATAAAAGAGTATTTACAGGTGGGATGGATAAAGATTCTGATCCTCGCCTAGTTAAGGGTGGTGACTATAGAGACGCTTTAAATATAAGAAACACATCTTCATCTGATGGTACGTCAGGATCTGTTGAGAACATGGAGGGTAACACGCTTGTTCATTATGGTTTTATTGATGAAGCAGACGAAATAATTGAAGTAACCCCAGTAGGTACTGGAGACTTTGAAATTATTGAAGTAGAAACTAGTCAAACATTCTTCCAACAACAAATAATTTTTACTGGTAGAGAGATAGATGGAAATTCTTATCCTTATAATCACACTCTTTATTATTATAATAGTAACACTGATTCATTTGTAGGAATACCTTCTAGTAATATCTATTGGTTTGGAGTTACTTCTCAAACAAATACAGCGAATTATTTATACAACTTATATGGTCCAGGTGGACCTCTTTCTGTCTTAAATGTTATAGATATAACTACTGGTAATGTTATTGAAATTCAAGCAGAGATTGATTTTAATAGTAATTCTCAACTTGACCCTGGTTATGACTCTCCTTTTACAGTAACATATACGTCAACCCAAGCTGACGCAGAATTCTGCCTTCAAGTTTATGGGGGTGTTAATGATGATGATTTTGCTACTAATATAAATGATTTTAGTCTATCCAACGTAGAGAATATTGGAACTGGTATTAATGCTACTTACGAAACAAGTTTTGTAACTGTACCTAGTTACAATAGCAACGTAGATAATGAAAACATCTCCTTTGGTTTAAATGGTGGTTCTAGCAGTCAAGGTTCTGAGTATGAGTTCCAAGTTACTGGTCTAGAGCCTACAGACCCAAGTGAAGAGGCTGCCGATTTGGGTATTTTTAGTTACGATCAAGTAGGAGAGGTTGATTCTGAAGAGGGTTATATTGTAACTCCTTTTATAGATTTAACTGAGGTTTCTGCAGGGACAGGTTCTGGTGGGGATTATGAGTTTGGCTCAGGTACTAGCCTTTCAAATTCGCTATTAAATATATTAGAAACGGATAAGTATGGTAATGTTTTAATTAGTGGTGGTTCAGGAACAACAACAACAGTTGGGTTAGTAACAGCTGATTTTGTTAATGATACAGTGCTTGAAGGTCATAATAGTGGCACACCAAGAAACAACCCTTCTGAGGCATCTTACTCTCAAATAGAATATTACTATAACAATACTGAGGTTACAGAGGGTGATGGTTTTACCATATCCCAAGGTACTCTAACGTTTAGTGGGGAAGAAGTTTTATCCTCTAATTATTACGTGTTAAAGTCTAATATATTAGGTAATAAAAATTATTTATTATCATTTACAGTTTCTGGACTTCCTTCAGGTAAAAGTTTTACAATAACATCTGGTAATACAACTATAGGAAAGGTAGGTACTAATGGTATTGAAGAACTTTACTTTGAGGCTACTGGGAACTCCTCAGTTATTTATTTACAAATTAGCTCTGATTTTTCAACATCAGAATCATTTACTATATCTAACTTAAGGTTATTTTTAGAGAAGATACCAGTAACTAAGTTATCTATTAACTTTAAGTCTTTAGGTTCTGCTCAATTTAAGTTAGCTCTTGCTACTAGTGCTGAACAATTAAAAAAAGACCTTGTTGCTGGTAGGGTTAATTCTCAATTTAACGAGTGGTATCCTGGTGTTGGTTTATCTTTAATAAATAAATCTATAGGGTCAGATAACATTAGTGCTTTGGGTAATACTATTACTGACTTGCAAGAACAATTAGATATAGCCTTAGCTTCAATAGCTAGTCTTAATGATTCCATAGCAAGTACTAACACAGCTCACACTGAGGAGTTAGCAACACTTCAAGCTGCTTTAGACAAGGCACAATCCGATTTATCTGCGGTTCAAAGCGAACTAGCTACTGCACAAGCTGCACAAGCTGCTATAGACAATCAATTAACTACCTTATACGATCATTACGAAATATTATCTAGTGCTGTAAATAGTTTAGGTTCAGAGGGTGTTTCAGGAACTGTAGGTTTAGAGGCTTACGTTACTAATATATCAGAATTATCATTAGGACTAGATGCTGTAAACACTGCACTTTCTGAATTTTCTACTAACAATATTATAAACTCTAATTTACAGTCTGATTTAGAGCAAGCTATTCTTGATCATAATGACTTAAGCATTGCTCACGATGAACTTGTACAAGAATTAGAAACTGCTAATTCAACTATAGGTACTTTAGAGGAGACAATAACTTCTAATGCAACCTCTTTAGATTCATTAACTCAACAAATAACTAAATTAGAATTAGACTTAGAGACTGCTGTTGCTAATGAGGATAATGGAGACACGCCTTATAGTCAAGCTCAGTATGATTCTCTTACGGCTGAACATAATATAGCTATTTCCGACCTTCAAGATGAATATAATAATCAAATAACCAAACTAGAGGCTGATATTCTTCTTTTTGATGAAGATTCAGATGGAGTAAACGACTTACAGTCTCAGGTAGACAGCCTTCAAGCTCAATTAGATGCTATTGAGTTGTACAATGAAAATAATCCTACTACACTAGGTTTAACTGAGTATATAGATGATACTAAGTTTCAGGATGAAAACGAGTGGTCACTAGGTAACGGATGGAGTTTTGACTCTAATGGTGCAACTTTTAAAAATGGAGCAGCATCGTCTAACATAAATTTATATCAAAATTTTCATTCAACTTTAGATCGTGGGGAGTATATTCTTAGTTTTAAATGTTCTAGAATTAATAAAGGTTCTTTTAAAGTTAGGACTAGTAGGCTAGCATCAAACATTCCAGTAAACCCATCTAATCATGGTGAGTTTTCAACTTCTGGAAGAGTTGTTTTAAGTATTAATATTGAATCAGATGGAGATAGAATCTTTATACAACCTACATCTATTGATTCTGACTTCTCTATATCTGAGTTATCTTTATCTAAAACCACAGGAAGTTCTACTGTTACCGCTACAACAATAGCTTCTTTATTTGAGTTTACTACTGAATTAAAAAATAATAACGCAGAATTAATAGAATCAAATTTATCATTAAACAGTATAATAGAAGGATTAAGTAGTGAGTTAACTGCAGCTAACACTCAAATAAGCAATTTTACTAATAATTTAAGTTCTATTCTTTCATCATTAGAAGGATTAGGTTCAAATATTGATCTGGCGATAACAGACTTATCCCTTACTAGTAGTGTTACTCAAGTGGATATAGATGAATTAATATCTGAGTTTAATTCTAGTAATGCAAACATAAATGAACAAGTAGAGTTTTTATTAGATCTTATTGGTTTATTAAATAATCAGATCACTGATTTACAGCTAAATGAAGGTATAGATAACAGCCTTATTGATAAGTGGATGTTTACCTTTAGTGGTGGTTCACCAGTCACAACAGACGATATTCCTACTATTTTCAGTACGAATTTAGTTATAAAAAATTCTGATACTAGTTTTTCTCTAGTATATGGATCTAATATAGAAGTATACAGTTCTGCATCTTCATATCATTATTTTACAAATGATGATTACCCAACTGTTGGAGATAGACATTTGTTGTTTAGTTTTTTACAAGCATTAAACACTTTAGCAGGTAGAGCTGATTATACTATTGATCTTAAAGATAAAGTAACAGATGAAGTAATTACTTTTCCTGCTTCTTTTATAATACCATTTGATAATACTTCTGGTGGTATAATAAATATAAAAGCTACTGTATACAATTATAGTCTTGATTTTTTAGATGATAATGGTACTTTAAATAACCAAGGAGACATTCCCTTACACGAAGACTCTGTTTATTTAACTAGGCAAGATGTAACCGATGGAATACAGGTTGAATTTGAAGCTTTAGATGGGTCTACTGGTTGGGAGTTTTACACAAAAATTAATGAAATAGAAACAAGATTAACAAATGGTAGCAAGACTCAGATAGCTTTAGATAGTAATTCGAGTTACAGTTGGAATACAAATTACCCTACTACTTCTGGGTATGATGCCCCTAATGGTATAGATTTTAGAATGTATTTTGAGCAAAAACAAGCTTCAGTAGTATCACCCCTTGGTAGAAATCTTAAAGGGTCTGTAGAGAACTTCGTGTCTCGTGCTGCAGAACCAAGCTATTCTATGCTTGACCTTGCTGCGAGTGAAAACTTCATATACCCTTCAGGATCTTCTGATATTATATTAAATAAGTCATCAGATGTAAAGGCTAACTTGTCTGGGAATATCATTGGAGCTAAGAAGTACATTAAGAACGTTCTACTTGGAACTACAAAGGTGTCTTCAAACTTAAGTGATGACTATAAGTGTATAGGTACTTATGAAGATAAACCTACAAGCTCTATCTATTATTTTGTACACAACAACTCTAACGATAGGTTTGACTGTATTCTAGAGTATAACCTTATAGATGATCAAGTTAGGACTGTATATCAAGACGGTAGAACAAGTAGTAAAGGTGAGGGCGAAACACTAAATATATTAAACTTTAGTAAAGACCATGCTATTACAGGCGTTAATAAGGTGGATGATATACTTTACTGGACCGACAACCTTAATAGACCTAGAAAGATAAATGTTAGACTAGCTAAGAAAAATGAGTCTAATATAGTTAGCTCATCTAATAGGTTTGAAGAGATTTACTTTAACACTTATAATAGCTCTGCTTTCTTAACCTATAAAGATCAGATGTTTGATGTTGGTGATGATATATACACTCACGTAAATTATTCTGGTATTACTTCTTTTAACGGTTACGCTGAAGTTACAGGTATTGTTAGGAAAATGCCTCAAGGCTTAACGTTTGATGTTAATAGCACAACAACGGTTACCACTAGCTCTGCTTTATTGAACTCTCAGTTATCTGAAGGTGAGTTTATAGGAATTATGGATAGCACTGGATTTCCTACTTATTACCAAGTAGAGAGTATAAGTGGAACTACTATAACAACAGTTGAACCTGTTGGGTTTACGTTATCTGTAGCACTTCCTTTGCAGTTAAATGATCTTAGCATAGGGGCTGTTTTAACTAACTGTCCTTTCCTTCAGAGTTACGATTTACTTCCTGGGATTATGCTTTTAGCTAACCCTTCAGATGCTTATTCTCCATTAATTACTTATGGTACTTATGAGGATAAGATGCGTTACTTAGACGTTGTTAAGCACCAACCATATAAACGACCTAGCGTATTTCCTACAATAGATCCTGGTTACGCTAAAAACAACATACTAGATAATCTATTTCAATTTAAGTACAGGTATATACACCACGACAACGAGAACACCTCTTACAGTGGTATATCCAACATAGAGATAGATCCTGAGTTTGCTAGAAATACTCCGTTAAAGTTTACTGAGTATGCGTTAACAGCAAACAATATAGAGGTAGAGTACTTTGATAGCATATCTGATGTTACTAAACTAGAGATTGTAGCTAGGAAGGGTAATAATGGGGAGTTTGTTCTTGTAGATACTGTTAAGAATAACTTTATAAAGTACTTAAAGGTATTAAAGAACGAACATATATCTACAGTACCAGATCAGGATGTTTCATCTTTTCTTTTTGAAATAAATAAATCATTCATTAATTTTAGAAATAATGGGGTTTATCCTTTTGTAGACAAAGGTGATTCTGACAAGTTATTTGATGCTGTACCTAAGTTGGCTAAGGCTCAAACTATTATATCAGACAACAGGTTAACCTATGGTAACATCTTAGAGGGTTACGACAACACTCCTTTAGTTGTTAGTAGTACCTTCACAACAGAAGGACTTAGCCCAATAGAGAACGTTTCTCAAAACTTCTCTACTTTCATGCACGAAACAGCTAATTCTTCTCAAGTTTCTGACGGAGTAGAATCTGGGTCTATAACTGGTAACCCATCTTCTGCTGCAGCAAACGTTCACATGGCTCAAGTACTTACCAATGAAAGTAACGATAGTACTTGGGGTGTAGGTGCTACCTCTAAACTGCACATGTCTTGGCGCATGGACTTTAGTGGGATGAATCTTAATGATGTTAATAGTCAAACATTAGTTATTAACATGAGTTACCGCATAAGAAGAGAGCAAAATCTAGGAGCTACAAATAGAAGGGCTGGTAGGTTTTCTATGAATCTTGATGTAACTGGATTAACAACTATAAATCAAGTTAAAAATAGGATTATTCAGAAGTTTAATGCAGACGATTGGGAGGGTGGTACTGCTACTGGTTCTACTGTTTACAGTAACTGTAGTAAAGATAGTGGGACAATTACTTTAACGCATGAG